ACTAGTTTTGAAGACTTATGTGGGCAGCTTGATGAACTAGTAAGGAGTTTGCCATGAGACACCTTTATATCATACGTCTTAAAGACCGAAGAATGGCGGGAGTAGATTTGGAAAGTGGGGATGTGGTCACTATCAATCCCAAGACGAATGAAGAACAGGTTGAGTTCACATTAAATTATAATGATGTGAAGAATATAGAAAGTGGGATACAGAAAGCAGTTCAAAATTATGTTAATAATATTATTTAAAAGGGATATAGATAATGAGTAACACTATTTATTTTCTAAAAGGACTTCCAGCTAGTGGTAAAACTACATATGCAGAGTACCTTATGGTAGGTAGGAAATCTGCAAAATCTGTAGTTAGAGTAAACAAAGATGACCTTCGTAGCATGTTTTTTATGGGTGAGTATTCAAAAGAAAATGAGCATTTTGTACAACGTATGCGAAATCAAATAGTACATAATGCTCTTAAAGACGATAAAGACGTAGTAGTAGACGATACAAACTATAATCCTAAGCATTATGAAACTATTAAACAAATTGCAGAAGAACATAATGCACGTATAAAAATAGTAGAAATGGATACGCCACTGGCGGAGTGTATTGAACGAAATCGCAAACGTGATAACCCTGTACCTGAACGAGTTGTCTGGGATATGTACGAGAAATATATTCTTCCTGATAAAGTAAAAAATAGACTTTTTCAATCTGATAAACAAAATGCAGTATGGGTAGATATAGACGGTACCCTTGCTATTCACGGGGAACGAAGTCCATTTGATTATAAGTACAGTTTAGAAGATAAAGTGAATGATCCTGTAGCAGATTTGGTTCGTGAGTTGTCTCATAACTACTTAATTATTATTGCTACAGGGCGAGAGAACATAATATATGATGATGGGCAAACTGTAAAAGATTATACGTGTAATTGGATGGATTTGCAACAAATTCCATATGACTATGTATATATACGAGACTTTGGAGATAATCGTCATGATTATATTGTAAAAAAAGAGATGCTTGATGATATGGACAAATATTTTAATATTAAATGGGCGATTGACGACCGTAAGCAAGTAGTAGACATGCTGCGTGGAGAAGGTGTAACTGTGCTTGACATAGCGGGGCATACGTATTAAAATAAATGATAATAAAGGAGATGAAAAATGCAAGCCACAAATCTTAGCATTTCAGTTCCTAATTATGGATGTAATAAAGACTGCCCCTACTGTGTAAGTAAAATGACAGGCAGTCCTTCTTTTTATGATATTGAACTGATGAAGAGGAAACTTCCTACTGTTCTTAGACTAGCAGAAAGAGCAGGAGTTACATCTATTTCTTTTACAAGTAAAGGGGAAATATTTGACTCCAATTACTCTAATCAACATCTGTTAGACTTTCTTGCAGTTATAGATGGTCGTATCCCATGTGAAGTTCAGACTAATGGTATTAACCTTAATAAGAATTTTGATATGATAGACGAGTTGGCGTACTCGGGGATAGACGTGTTTGCTTTCTCTATTGACCACCCTGATGAATTATTTCATAGAAATCAAGCTTTTAATAGAATATTTGAGTTAAATCGTACAATACGATTAACCATCAACCTTGTTCCATCGGTATATGAAAAAGGATTCAAATGGTTTGTTGATTTTGCTCGTGATAATGGTATTCACCAATTATCTTTCCGTACAGTTACAAAACCTACAAATCCAGTGGATACAAAACCAAGTAATGATGCCCAGAAGTGGATTGACAGCAGTATTAACTGGGGTAGTGTGAATATATTTTTACGCCAATACTATGCTTATCTTCAAAGTAATGGTATGAAAATTATGCGCCTTCCTTATGGTGCAACTCTTTATATGGTAGAAGGTGTATCTTGTACTCATTTTGACTATTGTATTCAAGACAGCAATAATGATAATGATATTCGCAGTCTTATTTTTCATGAGGATGGGCATTTGTCTACTTCATGGTATGGAAGTAATTATGGGAGGATATTGTAGATGGAAATTAAATTTGTATGGAGAGGCAGGGTCTTTAGTATCACTATAGGGTATGAAACCCCTTTTCATAGCTCAAGTCATTTTATTGATATCATAGAAGAGTTTTATGAAGACCGTATGTTACAGTATCTTGATATGAAAAAGAGTTTTTTTAAAAGAAAAATGACGCAAAAGAAAATTTGAATGTTAAAGGAAACAATATAGGTATGGAAGTCATTTGTTACCAATGTGATATGTTGTTTGAGGAAGAGGAACATCATATAGACTTATTGTTATATCATGGGTGTATATGGTATATTTGTCCTAATTGTGGAGTTAAAATTCATCTGGAAGAAACACTTATGAAAACAAAAAGGGAGTTAAATCATGGTAGAGATTAAAAATACAAGAGTATATGGGCTAGAGGAGGCAATTAAACGTAGTGGGTATCCTACACGATGGGAAGAACCAGAGGATTATTTAACTTTTAATGATGGTATTATTAACCAACAAGACCTTAAGAGAGCTAGAAGCCTTGCCTCCTGTAAATCTGGGACGGGTCATGATACATTCTTAAAAGGCATAAGAGTTACAGCAGACATAAAATATTCACTGTATTTTACTAAACAGCTACAAAGGTATTCTTTTCTAGATATTATATCTTCAATGTCATCTATGCACACTATTACAAGAAGAGAAAGTGTGAGTGATTTTGTTAATAAATATGTAGATGATGAAATTATTGAGATAGTAGATGAATATATAGGCTTATATAACCAAGAGATGGATAAAGATAAGCAGTACTATTATTTTATGAAAATAGTATCAAACTTACCAAGCGGATATGAGACATGGATGAGCATTTCTGTTTCTTATCTACAACTGAAAACAATGTATCAACAGCGGAGAAACCACAAACTAAAAGAAGATTGGGGAGCGTTTTGTGATTGGATTGAAAGTCTTCCCAAATTTAAAGAACTTATATTAGAGAGGGATTAAAATGGAAACGGCAAACGATATGCCCGGTTTTGATGAAATGATTGAGAATGTACGAAGAGAAATTGAATTTATGTCACCGGAGGAACTAAAGAATAAACTCGATAATAGCAGTAGCGAGGATGTAGCGGAGTTTATTCGGTATATGAGTGAGTTTGAGAAAGAGGAAACGCAATCTTATTATAACATTATATATGATGAGGACGAATTAAGATACTTTTACGATAATGTACTCCCTCCTCTTAAACAAGACGAGGTGTACTTTGTTTCTTTATCAGCAAGAAATAAATTATTAACAGAAGATCAAAAATTGAAAATTCAGTTATCGAGAACCGAAATGTTTGAACGTCGATTGATTAGAGAACGAGAGTGGATTAGATTTCTACGAACTATCCGTAAGTTTGAGACTACCTATGGGGCGTATACTACAAAAAATGGGTCTAATATACCTAATGAAGCAATTATTTGCTATATTAACATTAACCCCAGTAGTATACTTAAAGCCTATAGGGATTTCAATAAACAGATGAATGAGTATATGTATGAACTTGCTGAGTGCATTACGCAAGGTCATGATACTGATAACATCATGCGCCGCATCAAAAAACAAGACAGACTCCTTATGAACTCCTACCAGAAAGCGAGAGGAACAAAGCACTGGATTGACCTTGACTTTGATGTACCAAAGGATAATAATTGGATCTATACGATTCTTAAAAATATGGTATGGATAGTAAAAATGAGGGGTGGTAGGGCGTATATTGTTGACACCCGTGGTGGGTATCATGTACTGATTGACAAGAGAACACCGTTCGATAAACAAGTGAACCCAAAAACACTTCTTGAAGATGCAGCAGAAGGGATTGCTTTGTATCTCTCAGAAGGAAAAGAAAAAAATCTAAAAGTATTAGGATATGAGGCGATGATAAATGATAACGAGATGTTGCCCACTCCCGGTACGCTTCAGGGTGGGTATAAAGTAAGAATTTTAAATAAGGAGAATAGTAATGATTAACCTTAACTACATAAAAAAGGAGTGGAAGCGTATTTTTAGCACATATGGTGTTTCTACTACCATCCTGTCTTTTATTGTAGCATTTTTTGTACTCACTTTTACGTCTTTTGCTTTTATAGGCACATGGTTGGGGATAATTTATTTAACTGCTAAATATATGGGGGAATACGTTGCTGGAGTTATTATTATACTCCCCGGTGTTATGAAAATATTGGATTGGACAATCAAACTATTTGAAAAACTGAGCGATAAAGTAGATAATTCAAACTTGTTTTCTTCAAATGAGCATAGTTCCAATACCTTTGGGTTTGATTATAATCAAGAAAGAAAGAGGGATAAATAATGTCTTTTATAAGCCAAATTGAACAAAAAGATTGTATATCTAATATTAATCAAACTCTTCATTGGGCAGTAGTTATTGGGGTGAAGGAAAAATGGGAAGAGTTGCCTGATTATCTTAGTGAATGTAATGGTTTCTATGATGTAAGAATTTCTGCGAGTGTGAATAGTTCAAACTATAATACTCATATATTTCGTTTAGTTGGAAAAAAATATGATAGAAAAGATGCACCGGAGATTGAAATAGTTCATTATGAAGTATCCTTCGATAAAGAGGCAAACCCTGAGATTGCAGCATTAAATATAGCAAATTATGAGAGTTTTAAAGAAGCATATATTGACCAAATTGTCTATAGTATGGTAAAATATTTGAAGGAGGTGTAATACTGTTGGAAGAACTGCAAGAGCTTTTCAGAAAAATATCATCAACACACCTTGTACAATTACTACATGAGATGGATTCAGAGGATAGACCGAAACAGCAATCTTTAGCACGAGAGTTGGCATATAAGACTGGTTTTAATAAAGAGATTATAAGAAAAAGTTTAGAAGAGAATATTTATAGGGAGGTAGCGAGACGATGGATAGAGGAAATCAAATAAGTAATGGATCAAGCGGTGGAGGTATTGGGTTTATAGGACTTTTGCAGATTGTCTTTATTACTCTCAAACTCCTTGGGAAGATTAGTTGGTCATGGGGGTGGGTATTATCTCCTATGTGGATTTCAGCTATTGTTGTGGTGTTGATTCTATTAATAATCTTCATTGTACTCTCACAAAAAAGATAAAGGAGCAAAAAAATGGATAAAACAATATACATATCAGGCCCGATGGAAGGGTATGAAAATGATAACTTTGATTGTTTCAATGATATGGAACGAATATTGGAGAGTATTGGATATGGGGTAGTCAATCCTGTTAAAGTCTATGTTGATAAGGATTACCAAATTACTACCACTCCAACTCGACAGGATTACTATAGAAAAGACATAAGGGCCTTGACATACTGTGATGAAATTGTAATGCTCAAAGGGTGGAACCTTTCTCATGGGGCGCAATTTGAACGGTATGTAGCGCTGGAGATGGGGCTTAGGATTCGTTATGAGGAAGAGTTATTAGTTAGCTATGGTGGTAACTGGGAGTTTGCTGAGAGATAGTTCGTGGTTGATAAAAAAGGAGGAAGAAAGCGATGTTTATACCTAAATATCATAAAATACAATCTATCTTTAAAAGAGACAATAATGGAAAATTTACTCATGAGTTTTCCCGTCCAGAGTTTGAGTATCTATATGATAATCAATGGGCAGGATACGAAAAGGTAGACGGAACAAATATACGGATTGGATTTGGGTTCCGTAATACTAACCACTATGAAATGGATATTCGTGGACGTACTGATAAAGCTCAAATTCAACCCCAATTATATAAACACATAATAGGAATATCTTCTCAATGGAATATAAAAGACGTGTTCTCTAATCTTGAAGATGGAGATTTTGCTGTATTGTTTGGAGAAGGATATGGTAATAAGATACAAAAAGCCGGAAAGCACTACCTATCTGATTCAGTAGATTTTATTCTTTTTGATGTAATGGTTAATGGTTTATTCCTTAAAAAAGAAGATGTATATAACATTGGGAAAAAACTAGGACTAGATACTGCTCCTATTCTTTTTAGAGGCACACTCGGACAAGCTATAGAAGAAACTAAGAAAGGGCTAGCCTCTAAATTAACTGATTCCATCAATGCAGAAGGACTGGTACTGTTTCCAGAGATAGACCTGTGTGATAGAAGAGAACGTAGAATAGTAACTAAAGTAAAGGAGAAGGATTTTAGATAGTATGGCAATAGAAAGCAAAGTACATAAAAAAGAGCTACAGAAGAAAACAAATATACAGCTTAAAAAAGAATTGCGGGAGTGTGAGAAAGAAATAAGTCATCAAAGCAAAATGCTTGATAAGTTTGGACCGAATGATAAATATTATAATGCAAGAAAGCACCATATTCACATTCAAAAAAGAAAACGTAAGTTTATTAAGAGCGAACTTAAACATAGGAAGCAGGTAGAGGATAATGGCACAGCGTAAATGGTTTACCAGTGACTGGCACCTTGAGCATAAAACTGTTATAACCCGAGGTGGGCGAAACTTCACCAATGTGTTTCAAATGAATGACTATATCCTTCATTCTATGTTTGATTATTTTGAAAGAGGGGATATAGTGTATTTTGGTGGAGATATGGCATGGAATGAAGATATAGTGCAGAGGGTTTTTGAAATGGTGCGGCAGAAAAAAATTGAATTTCATTGGATACTTGGCAACCATGATAACCGTGTTAAAAAATGGTGGAGTGAAGCAAAGACGGTCTCACAAATTAAAGACATAAAACTTTCTAATGGTTTTGAAACCCATCATGCTGTCATATGTCACTATCCTCTTTTTACTTGGAATCGCTCACACTATAACTCTTTCCTTTTGTTCGGGCATCATCACCTAAGTACTCACGGGCATGAGGTTATGAGTTTATTTGAAGGAATGGGGAAGAGGTTAAATATAAATTGTGAGTTTCATGATTATGCCCCTCTTTCGGAGGAGTATGTGATTGATATTATGAAAGAGAGACCTGATAATTGGGATTTGATTAAAAAAGGAGAACAAACATAATGATAAAGAAGTACAGAAAGAAACCAGTGAACTACCAAAGGTCTAAAGAACCTTTGGCTTCCTGTTTCATCGATTTAACTTAGGAGGTTAGTTTTGAAAACTAACAACCCAGCGGTTAATATCTCCACAGGCGTAAATTTCCTTGGTCCCCAAGGTATTTTGAATCATAAGATTCTAAGTTCTTTTAAGACTACGAATCTTCTGACGCCTATAAGATTTTACATCAGAAAGGCAAAAGACTTTCTTCTGAAAACCCCATATCTTATGTATGTCAAAGAACACAATTATAGGAAAACTTGATTTTCGTTTTTCCTATATTATATTAGTAACGTTTTTACTAAAAAGTTAGAAAATAAGTGTCATTCATCTCAACGACTAAAGATCGTTGAGTTTTCTGACACCCGGAGGTATAAATAAGGGGTTTCTAACTGCCCTCTTTTTATTTCATGGGAGTAACTAATAGTATATGTTTATAGGTACGAAGGAGAACAGTAGGCTACTACCTATTGAAAATAGTACGAAAAAACAAAAATTTGTCTGTAAGAATGAGATACAGGACTATTTGAATAAAGGTTGGAAAAGGCCTAAATGAAATTTATTGGAATATTAAGTATAATTACTGCTATTTTAATATCCGCTGTTTCTGTATACTTCTCTGTTACAGGAATAAGAATTATTTTTAGTGGGGCTGTTATTGCAGTAACTTTTATGGTGGGGGTCCTAGAGCTTGGCAAGATTTCTGCTGCCGTATGGTTGTACCATTTTTGGAAAAAAAGTACGAAACTCTTTCGTGGTTATTTTATTTTAGCAATTACGATCCTTATACTTATAAGTAGTTTGGGTATTTTTTCATTTTTATCATCTGCTTTTATTGAAAAGAGTAAAGATACACAAAATATTGAAACCAAGATAGAACGTGTAAATCGGTATATAGAAAGAGAAGAAGATGCGATTAAAAGGGCCAACGAACAACTTGACCAACTGGATAAAGCGATTGATAAGTATATTGAGCTAGATGTGGTTACGAAAGGACTCAACCAAAGACAAGAGCAGGAGGAAGAGCGTAAACAACTTAACAACCGTATTACAGAAGCGGAGAATAAGATAGCTGAGTATGAGGATAGACTATTTGAGTTAAAAGAACGCCTTAATACACTTGAGGTAAACGTGGGGCCTGTAAAATACATAGCGATGCTTTTATACGGCGAGAAAAATGCTGAGGACTTCTATGATAATGCCGCTCGTATCCTTATTATTCTTATAGTTATAGTGTTTGACCCCTTTGCCGTGCTTCTTATGGTAGCGGGAAATATTGCCCTTGACCGTAAGCCTAAGAAAAAAGTAGGTAGACCTAAAGGAAGTACTTCTAATAAAAAACCACAAGGCAAACAGACAAAAGAACAACAAGACTCTCAAAAACCAGAAAAAGCCAAAGAGCAGACCAAAGATTCTGTTGATACGGGATTAAAAGACAGTAACCCACCCAAATTACATAGAAAAGAAGCACCAAAAATTAAAAAAAGGCGAAAAATAGCAAATAAACCATAAGGTCAATACTAATATAGTATGAGTGATGTAAAAGAAGATAAACATATTGAAGAAATAAAACCTATGCTTAAAGACCTTATACAAGGTGATGAGAGTGTAGTAGAAGATAATAGATATGATGAGTTGACAGGAGAAGAAATTCGCCGTGCATTAGATATAATTCTTAATAATCCACGACTAGATGAGAAAGAAAAATATTACCTAATAGAAAACTCATGGCGCATTCATTATAAAGTACGACCTCCGAGTGTAGATGAGTTTCTTACTCCAAAATGGATAGGTCCGGTAGCAGATGGTATATACCCCCATGTGCGAGAGACTTTTAAAGCATTTATGAGTCCATACTCGGGAAAAAGAGTACTAGCTCTTTCGACCTGTATTGGGTATGGCAAAAGCTCTTTATCAGCTTTAATTGCTTTATATATTGTAGTCCATCTTCAATATATGCGCAATCCTAAAGAGTTTTTTAACTTGAATGAAATGGGTTCTATTGTTATCGCATTACTTTCTTTTACAAAAGAGAAAGTGGGGCAAGTACTTCTACAACCATTCTCTAATCTGTTAAAAGCATCTCCTATGTTCGACAGGGTGCGGACAGAAGATAGACTATCTACAAAACAAAGAGAAATAGGTGATGAAAAAATTGCATATACATCTGCTGGACGTATGGGTAGCTTCCAGTTTTCTAAAGATATTCACATTACTACAGTATCGGATAGAAGCGCTCTACTCGGACTTAATATTATTTTGGGTATAGCATCAGAGATTTCTTTCTGGATAAAAAAAGGTGTTTCAGTAGAGGAAATATGGGGTACCTTTAATGATTTAAGAGAACGTGTTGAATCTCGTTTTTATAGTAGATACTTAAGCGGGGTAATTCTTGACAGTTCTCCACTAGACCTGTCTATGTCACCTATTGATAAATGGTTGTACTCAGGAGAAGCAGAGAAAGATCCAAAAGTTATGCTAGTTAATGATACCCACTGGGATGTATTTCCAGAGAAGTATCCTATATGGAGGAAAACAGGTGAGACTTTTCCAGTATTCCGTGGAGATGCTTCAAAACCTCCAAAAGTATTAAATGAGGATGATACTCCTCAATATAGCAAAGCAGATATAATTCGAGTACCAATTGATAAAAAACAAGCATTCATTAATGCTCCTAAAAAAATGGTAGCAGACTATGCTGCATGGCCAGCGGGTGGAATAGCACGTCTTATAGGAGACTTTAGTCATATCGAGAATATGTTTACTCCTAAGTTAATGAATGTATACAGTTATGTAACTGCTCCAGCAAATCAAAATCCAGAAAAACTTATATGGAACCAGATACATGATATGTTTTTCCTAAGTATTAATGGTAAACATGAGTTTTATCGATCCCCCAATGCAAAAAGGACCGTCCACATTGACTTGTCTGAAAGTCAAGATATG